GCGCCGTTCCACTCAGGGTTCAGGTAAAAACCGTCAGCCTTTGCTGCAGAGAGGGGAGCCAAGGCAAGAGCGCCAGCGGCTGCACCAAAAACAATTCGCTTGATCATTTGAATGTTGATTAGCGTTTTTCGAGCCCACCTTACAGGCTTTAGGCAAAAGTGCCGATGGCGCGTCAGCCATTCTGGTTAGTGGTTACCGACCCAATTCGCGTACTTGATATGCAAGCCAGTGAATAAGCCGTGCATTGCGTGACCAGGATTGTCCCGGCCATCGTGCTCGTATAAGGCGTCAATCCACCGCACACGGTTACGCATGGCCACAACATCCTCAGCACCTGGCTTACAGGGAATCATTGGGTCAGGTCGAGTCATCAGCAGGATCAGGTTCGTTGCCTTCAGCTAACCACTTAAGGTATTCCTGATAATCCGCGTTGGCGGGATCTGTAGGAATCCAACAAGGATTTTCAGAGTCAATTCTGTGAATCATTGTTTCTTCCATGCCAGGGACAGGCGGATTTACACGTTTATATTGTTTTGTGATCATAGCTCTGCCTCAGCGGTATATTGGAAAATGTTTTCTGTAACGCCAGAAACGTTAACGTCTACAATAACAGCGTTTTCACTTGAGTAAATTGCAGACGCACCTTGGTTGTTGCCAGAGTTTGTTCTTATTTTGTCAATGTTGCCATCCCAATCATAAGTTTTAAAAGTAGGGGTAGCTCTCATCCTTTCTTTTAAATAAGCAGTGTGAGCAAGTCTTCCGCCTCCTTGAGCAACAGTCATCCAAGCAGTGCCAGTGCTTGTTGCACTACCTGGAGGGTCAGAATAATTATAAGACTTTTGGAAGTACCTCATAGACCTAGCAAGCTCATCGCCGTAGCTTCTGTGCTCAAACGGTGTCGCCTTCTCGCCAACTTCTAGCTGAATACCAGTGATATACCAGTTATTACTGGCAGAGGCCATCAGGTTCGTACTTGTTGGATGACGATTATTAAAATCGGAACCCCAAGCATTTTGATTTGAAGATCCTCCTTTGTTACTGCCAACAGCTAAATACCACCTAATTTCAAAACCAGTACCATTATCGTCATCTATAGTGCCTGCAGTATCTCCAGGGACTGTAATTGTTTTGTATTCCCAAGTGTTAGCAGTAGAAATATTATAGGTTGTTTGGTACGCCCTAACAGCATCATCTTGATAAATAAAAAAGCCAAAATTTCCAGTAAGAGCAGATTGGACCCAGAAAGAGATTGTTACTGATTTGGCGTCAGACGAACCGTAACTCAACTGCGTTAGATCCTGTGCTTCAGGTTTTGTCTGAACATAAATTTCATCATTTGCGGATGGCGATGTATCGGCAGTTGTGACATCAAATTTGAGACTTCTTTTAAAACCTTTTCCACTGGGAACAGTGCCGCTTTGTCTAGCCACCGCACCTCCGCCGTTAATTCTTGATGACCATCTGTCAGTGATAAATGCGGTGGTGCTGCTTAAAGTGACTGAAGATCCATTATTTCTTTGATCTACTTTGTGCTCACCATTGATAATTAGGTTGCGATTACTTAATGCACCAGCAGTCGGCAGCTGCAGGCCATCCAATTGAACATGACCACTAGTGTCAATATCAATACCACCGTCTGTTGTGGAGGTGTTCTCGATGCGGTTTACTTTAATTTTACTCATAATTAACAGGCCATTAGTACGCAAGGAACGCAATAACTACCATCAGAATAAGTTTCTGAAACGGTAGTGCTACTCACCTTAGCAATTGTTTTAGAACGCACAATGTCATCATCCTGCGGTTTTGCCGTTCCATCACCAGCAGACATCAGCAGATCACCGCGTGCAACGGTTGTGCCCTGTGCAATGCGGATAACAAAGTCACCCGTCATCGCGCAATAAAAGTCGTTGGTATAGGTTTCATCGTCATCGTCCCAGGCTTGGAACACGCCAGAGACGTTTTTATCGCCTTCAACGTCGCTGACCTTCATTCGGTTTAGCTGTTCGTTATCTTCGGTGCCTGCATCTCGTGCAGGTTCTTTTACATCTCCAACGCTGACACCTTCAGGAAGCTCGTCATCTTTGGTGTAGAGCACTGCATCTTTGGCGTCATAAGCCCATTCACACATCTCATCAAGGTTACTTAATACAGAACCACGTAAGATCTCTGTGCGTTCTACACCGCCTGGAAGTTGTGACCAGCGTGAAAGGTGACCACCGTTGTATGAAACAGTTGTGCCTGAAACGTTGATACTTCCCTCAGCAGTACCAGCCTGGTAAAAAACTACTAAGTTTCCATCATTCCCTATTCTGTTGACTTTAAATGCAGTGCCGTTATTTTCTGCAACTTCAGCTCCGCCTTGAGGCGTTACAACAAATCCTCCATTGCCTGAATTGAGTGCAACACTTTTGTCGGTAAATGATCCCATCGCCATACCGATGGTGCCATCGTTATGGATTCGCATCCGCTCAGCGGAACTAGAACCATTGTCTGTATAAAAACTAAGCTGCCCTTGAGTGCTCTGTGTGCCGCTTGAACCTGTGATTGCTTTTATTTCTGCAATTACTCCTTGATTACCAAAAGTGTTTTCAAACTCAATGCTGCCGATATGCAAGTCAGCACTATTACCTCTATTACCACTAATTCTCGTTGTTGTGGGTCCAGACGTTTCAACGTGTAGGTTTACATCAGGGCTCGACGTTCCAATCCCTACATTGCCAGAGCTGTCGATTCGCATCCGCTCTGAATCATTTACACGGAAATACATTGCATTGTCTGAATGCAAATAAGAAATTTGACCAATGTTTGTATCTGTATCAGCAAAGAAAATACTGCTTTGACCAGCATCACCTGAAGTAAGCCCAAGTGTTGCATGTGTCGAGTTATTTATATCTAATAATCTAGATGGCGACGTCGTTCCAATCCCAACATTGCCTGAGCTATCGATTCGCATCAACTCAGCAGCAGAGCCGTTTAAGATCCTTGCGGGAGACGATGCACTGCTACCAAAATATCCGACTGTAGTTCCACTGTTTTTAAATTCAATTTTTTTGACTTCATCATTGGTGCTGTTAATATTTAGTCCTGTACCATTTCCTGTTATCCCAACATTTCCCGAGCTGTCTTTAACAACCACCTCACCAGCCGTAGCTGGCAGAGTTACCTGTAAATCACTACCTACAGCTGCGGGAACGTCCAGTTCAATTGACCCTGATGTTGCCCCGTTTAATTTAATTGACATTAGTTACCGTCCTTTGTTTGTGCTGCAAGGTTTTCAGCTGTACGAATAGCTGCTGTCTTAATTACGCCAAGGCTATAAGCTTGGTCAACTTGTCCTTCTAAACCAACTGCAATAGCAATACTGTTAGCATTGCAATGTGCTGTGTTTAATGCAACAATGTCATTCATAGCAATACGAGCCCGATTAGAAGCTGCATTTTGAATCCAATCTTTGTTGCTAGCCGCTGCCCATTCAAGGGCTTTGACTTCTGTGTCTGACAGAGTAATAATGTAGTCCATGTCAAGAAAGTAGGTAGATGGTTAAATGGTTTTGTGTGTTCGTACGAAAGCCATGATTTGAGCGTACTTCGATTGTATCATTCTCAGCGCAATTTAATATAATTGTAAAAGCGATAACGTCATGCTTGCTTGTTCCTCCAGAGTCACCTTTTTGAGTAGCAACAGTCTCCGCGCCGTAGTGTGCTCCGTTTAAATAAGGTTGGATGTTGAAGTACGTGCCGTTAGCTCCTGATTGCGTCGCCGTATTGTGACCTTGCACATCAGCTGCTACCAAATACCTTCCTGCAACCGGGCAAGTCCAAACGCCGGTGCTGTTATTCCAGTTGCTGCCAATTTGCCAGAATTGATGGCCAAGGTGCATTTTTGCAATTGAACTTGTCCAATCTAAACTGTCAAGATAAACACCAGGATTGGGATGTGTGACATAACCTTCAGAACTGATTTGCATCCGCTCGGTCGGGCTGTTTGCACCATCGGCAGTAGTGAAGAACTTTAAAGCAGTTGGCTGACTAGAGCCGGAAGTCCAAGTTCCGCCATCACGAGTACCTTTAATTGAAGCAGCATCTACATGACCGTTATCACTAAAGGCTAATTTTCCTATGGTTTGAGTAGAAGAGGGATTGTTAATTGTGCTCGACAGAATTACTGCACCCGCACTTCCCGCTGCACTATTGCCTTGAAAAACTGCGGTATTGACTTGAGAGCTACTAGACACACCCACCAACAACCTGCCCGAGCTGTCGACTTTTACTTGCTCTTCTCCAGCAGTAACAATACTGACTTCATCTGTTCCAAATTGCAGACCTGTGTCGGTGTCTGCCCCAGTGACCCCTGGAGCCGCTGCAGTATTTGTGCCGTCAATGCGAATAGTCATAATTAGACTATAACCCAACTTGACGTTGCGGGCACTGTAATAACGGCTCCTGTGTTGATCGTCAAAGGTCCTGCGCTAACTACGTTCCGGTTTGCCGTAATGGTGTAGGAGGACGTAATCGTATTGTCGTGCTCAATAGCCCACTGATCCGAGCCCCCGCCAGTCGCACCACCGCCAACACTCGCCCAGGCGCTGCCGTTATGACCCTCAAACTGGGTTGTTGTTGTATTGAATCGAATATAACCAGTAAGGTTTGCAGCGTTGCCACCATCAGCTGGTCGGTCTGCAGTTGCTCCATGCGGCAAAGCCACCGCATCAGTTGCGTTGATGTCAAGCGTTACAGCAGGCGTGCAATTTATGCCAACACGATTAGCGCTCACATCAACAAAAAGCCTGTCGGTATCAACCGTTAAATCTTGATCGCCAAAATCTGCATCAATCTTGGTGCCTGCAATAGCGGCAGATGCGTTGACGTTGGCATCAACAATCGCTCCGTCAGCAATTTTGGCGCTTGTAACAGCGTCATCTGCAATTTCAGCAGTGTCAATTGTGCCGCTTGATGCAGCCGTTATCCTGCCTTGAGCATCAACAGTAATGTCCGTTGCTGTGTAAGAGCCTGCACTAACAGCAGTGTTTGCAAGTTTGTCAGCAGTTACAGCATCATCTGCAATGTAAGCCGTTGCAATTGGTGTGCCGTTCCAAACGCCAGTTGCAATCGTTCCAACGCTTGTCAGGCTTGAGCCAACAACAGCACTACCTAAACTTGTAGCGTCAAGAACCTTTGTCCCAGCAATACGAAATTCTTTAGCGCTGGCAATGTTGACGTGCTCTGAAAAATCCCAACTGTCTGTGCTGTCAGTCCAGAGAATTGTGTGATCAGTTGTGCCTTTTAGCGTGATGCCACCGCCGTCAGCAGTCGTGTCAGTTGGCGTGCTGACCTTGCCAATTTCAATATTCTTATCTTCAACAACCAATGTGGTTGTGTCAATCGTGGTTGTGGTGCCGTTGACCGTTAAATTATTTGTAACCGTCAGATCGTTGGCAATCGTGATGTCATTGGCCAGCTTGGCGCCAGTAATTGCATCATCCGCAATGTCTGATGTAGCTAGCGGATAAGCAGAAAGCGAAAAGCCCGGCTCATAAGCCAGGCTGCTCCATGCCGTACTGCCGTCGCCAACTTTTAACTTGCCAGTGTCGGTCTCATAGCCAAACTCACCAGCAAGCAGTGTTGGGTCTGCGCTAGTCCAATTCGCCGCAGTGTCGCGGCGCTGCTGCATCTGAACTCTTATGTTTGTTGCAGTCATGACGCGGCACCGCCTCCCTTGAGTATAGATGCCGCAGCGGTTTCGGGATCAGCGTCGTCTGCATCCATAATAAAAGGGGCAGTCCCCATAAATGCAAAGGTGTTAGATAATTCTTCCGAGCCAAGCGCTGCCGGCTCACCATTCAACACATAAAGCAGGCGGACGCCGACAAGATTTAAAAGATCAACTGAAATATCGGTGTAAACACCGCGCTGCGTTTCTTGTGGTTTGGCTCGATAGCGAAACAACGAATCAGCAGGCAACACGTCAGCACCGCCCCAAATTTCAGTTGGCAGTTTGAATTGATGATGAAAGCCAACGCTGTCTAAAAAATGATCCCTGATTTGAGTGACTTCAGTTTCTAAAAGGTTGGTATAAGTCAACGTGATTCTGTGATGGCTTTGCCTAAGCGAATGCCGAAAACGGATAGGCCCGCCAGTTGTTGTGGGCTCCTCGCTTACGTTTAAACCGCCAAGATCGTAACTGATCTGACTAGGCAAAATTTGAGGGTAGTCAGCCATTAGATTACATACGGTGGCAACAATTCAAGGGTAACTGTGGCTGTCGATTCGCTGTTGCTTTGCTCAACCTGCGGCGGCTCTTGGTATCTAAATAAATAGTCAGTTGGAAACGAAAGGTTTGTTGCCGTCAAAATAGAATCTGGCAAATCAAAGGTTTCAAAGATTCCATGCGTCGCATAATGAGCAATTAGATTGAATCTTTCGTCTGATGTTAGACGGTCAAACGATAGACGCAAAACATGGCCTACAGCAGCGTTTGAATGGCGCACGCTTGAATTCTCGCCGTTCAATACCGCAAATTGTGTGCTGGCGTTTGTGCCTGGCGTATAAGTCCGCGTAGCCGGTTCTAGCGCTGGGAAAGTTGCCATGATTAACAGCTGTCTGTGCGGAACAATTCGTATGATTGGACAAAGGGAATATCGATTGCGTCCCAATCGTCGCCGCCGCAACTTTCATTCGCGACATGATCTTGGAAGGCGAAACCGCTGTTAGTGATGGTTTCACAAGGTTTGGTCGGTCTATAGTAATTTATAATTTGAAAAGTAGGTCTTGCTCCTGACTCGCTGCAGTTTTTAGTCGCGCCGTTGCAACCTATACATTTTGGGCCAATTCTTATTTCAGCTGGGCCTTGCCAAGAAAGGTGTTCTGTGGTGCTGGTCGAAAGGCCGCCGTTTTGAATTATGTTGTTATAAACCCTTGTATTTGTTGGGATTGGATCAGTCTTACCAAGCTGTATTGGGGCGCCAAAACCTGACGCTGTGGATGGATCACTGCAACGCCCAATCGCCACAATTTCATGATCAATCGTATCAACAGTAATCTGCAAAGTGTAGTTACCGTTTATCGCTTCAGTTTGCGTTGAAATTAGCTCACGTTCGCCAGTATTTTTATCAACTTTGAACCATTGAACTTGTCCAACGCAACTAAAATCATCAGTTGAGACATTAAGCTCATCGCCGGGATCATGCTCGCCAGAGAAAAGCTCAAGGTCTTGTGTTTCCTCTAATGAATCTTCGGGGTTGTCTGGCGGTTCAATTGGTTCGCCTTCCTCCTCCGGCGCGCTTAGCTCTGTGCCCGTAGCGCCACCGGCGCCGCCCCCGCCACCTCCGCCACTGCCGCCAGTAGGGGCATCAAAAGCAGGGTAATCAACGCCTTGATTTGCCAATCCGGTGTCGTCTGTAGCGCTGTTCTCATCGCATGAAAAATCAGTGCGGCCAACGTCAATTGTCACTCCAGGCCCCGATGCTGCAGCAACCGTTCGCGCAACCAAGCTGCGCTGTTGACTATCAATCGGAAAATGAGTCAACGTAAACACGCACGCGCCGCCGGTTGTCTTTTCAATTCTCTCAATCTCATAAATGTAATCGTGAAACCCTGGGTTACCTACAGCGGTCTCACGCCGCAAGCGAACGCGGCAAATGTCGCCAATCCCAAGGCTACTGTTGTATGTCCCTGATCTAACAGTGATTCGCAGCGTGTGCGTCACGTACTTGCGGCGGGCAAGCTTATACGCTGCCACCTTGACCGCATGATCCTCATAAGCGCAAAAGGCGCTTAGGTCATGCTGCTCATATGGACCGCTATCGGCCAGGTCTACATATTTGACCTGTGTGGAACGGGGGAAGCCAATGTCAGCATCAGGTTGCTGACGCCAAATCATGTCATAAGCAATGTCTTGCCGGTCAGACAGCGGGACATATTCAATCTCAAAACCATCAGGCAACAGGTGCTCTTCGGTAAACGTAAAGTCAAAGTCAATCTTGCCAGTGTTGATGGTGTGGTTTGCGTTGACCGGCACCCTTGGCTTAAAGCTATATTTGCCCTTGGATTGAATTAAGCGAAGCAGGAAGTAATCTCCTGTTGCTGTCAGCCATTCCTCAAGATTTGAGCTTTCACTAAATTGACCATTAAAGAAAAAACTGTTTGCGTTGGTAAAGTTAGCCGCAGCAGTCATGCCCGTTGTGTCAATCAGGGTTTCAGCAATCTGACTTGACTGCCTTATTAAATACAAAGCAAGATCAATGAAATTATTGCTAGGCCCTAGGCTGTCATCAAGGATGCGCGTGACCTGCATTCCGTTACGCACAAAAACGTGCACCTGGTTATCCCAACGGGTGTCAGCGTCGTCAAAAGTGTTGATATAACTGAGCGTCGTCATGTTGTCATAACGCCCAGAGGTGCCGCAATACTGAGGGCAATCCCAAATTGTTGCGCCTGAAAGCGTCGTCGAACCAATGTTATTGCCAGGCGTCCAAGTGCCTGCGCGGCGGTCATACGTCTGCGCCCATGTGCCCTTACGGCAAGCACCTTGAAAAACATCTTTGATTGGCACGGTCGCAAGGCTGCCCTCACTCAAAACCAACATCAAGCTGACGGTCAAAACATTGGTGCTCTCGGCGTTTTCGTATCTTGCCTCTGTAGCTTTCGGGCTTACAAAAATCCCACCGTTGCTGCTGACCTGACGACAGAAGACGATTGGGACAGGTTCGCCAATGCTCGCCGCCATTTGCGCAGAGTTCAGGCTATCTGCAGCAGCTGCAGCAGCCTCAACAGCAGGCGCGTCAGAAACACCGTTTTGCGCTGCTAACAAGCCAAGTGGGTCAGCAATCCTGATCGTCATTTCCGCAAAGGTGCTCCAATAAGAAATGAGTTGTACTTACGCGGCGGCACTTGTGCGCCGACTGGCGCCAGGGCGCTGCCTAGTTCTAACTCTAAACGAGTGAAATTACCCGAAAGGCCTTGGACCTGTCCTGTAAATTCTGCGATCAGCGTTTGCGTTGATTGCGGTGCGCTTTGGTTGCCAGTGCTGTTGAACTCATAAATTTGGATTTCTACAAAACGGCTATTGTTGATCGCCGCTTCAACCTCTGAAACCACGCTGTTTGTCGCTGGAATCTCAACCGTTAAATCTTGACCGCCAGCCGCACTGGTCTCTGTGATTCCATTGACAGCAAACGGCATAAATTCCCAAGAGTTACTGTCGAGCGTCACTGTTTGGTTGACGTAATAGCTTTGCCACCTGACGTAGGTTGTCGAGGTGCTAAAGATTCTTAGAAATTGGCTTTGGGCTCTGCTACTCATGCGTAGATACCTTGATAACGGCGACCGCCTGGGGTCCGCGCATTCCTGAACATTTGATTGCCAAATGACTTCAGGGCACGCTCAAGATCGTTGACGGTCACATAATTTTGACCGTCTTGCTGCAACACCGGCCCCGTCGTAATTTGAACAGTGGTGTTAGCAGCGCCACCGCTCATGCCTCCTGCTGCTGCTCCTGGGCCGACAACGCCGCCATTAGCAAAGGCTGGGATGACAGACCTGCCACGCGCGCCGCCAAGATAGTTTGCAGCGGCATGTGCCATCTTTGACTGCGGAATGATGTACTCAGGTTCGCCACCTTCGCCAACCATTGCAACAGTTGGGCCATTGACAACACCGCCATCAGCAAACCGAGGGAGGTTTACATTTGGAATAGTTGGAGCACTTATACCAATAAGCCTAAGCGCTCTGTTGGCAATCCTGATGATGCGATTTAAGGCGTTAATCGCAGCGTTTACAGCGCCCTGAACATGCCCAATGACGTTATTAAAAACCCCCTTAATAAAATTTGCAACTGCCGTGAAAGGAGCTTTGACAGCTTCAATCAAGCCAAAGAACGCTTCAGTAATAGTGTCGCGGAAAGCAAATAACGCAACACCTGCAGCTGCAGCCAATGCAATCCAGCCAACAGGGCCAGTAAAAACGCCGGCAAGAATTGGCAGCAAGCCGCCTAAAATCCCGCCAACAGAAGTAATAGCGCCGCCAATTGAAACAAACAATGCGCCAATCTTTAGCGCAGCCAAACCCTTAAAGGCCAAAACAATGCCAGGAATAGCTGGGGCTAAAAGAACAAAGGCAGCAGCTAAAGCGCCAACGCCGAGGATAATTGCCTGCAACGGTTCAGGCATATTGCTAAAAGCTATTCCCAAGCCGTCAACAGCATCTGCCAACCTTTCAAGGTGGGGCAACAATGCAACCATAATTGTCGTGCCAGTTTCTTGAAGTCTGTGCTTCATCATTGTCAATTTATCGTTAAATGCTGCTGACCTGTCCGCAAACTCTTGAGTCATAACACTTGAAAAATTGCGCATTGTCTCTCCGCCTAAATTCAACATTGGGATCAACTCAGAACCAATGCGAGTTCCAAAAATAGCGGAAGCCAAAGCAGCTTTTTCAGTGCCGTCTGCCATGCCTTGGAAACGGTCTGCAATTTGCAGCATCACATCATCTGCTGCACGCACCTTGCCGCTTGCATCTGTTACAGATACGCCAAGCCGTTGGAATGCTTCAAATGCAGGGCCTTTACCTTTTTGTGCAGCATCGTCCATATTTTTTGTTAGCGCTGGGAACGCACGCTCAAGGCTTTGAATGCTGGTGTCGCTCAAGTTTGCAGCCTGCCTAAAACGATCCAAAGCCGGCACAGCAATGCCAGTTCGCTGCGACAGCTTTGACATTGAATCCGCTGCATCAAGAGTGCTTTTGGCAAAAGCTGCAATCCCTGCCACCCCTATAACAGGCAGAAAATTACGCATGGCCCCAAGCGCACCACCGGTTGCCTTTCGCAAACGCTGCATTGCAGTTGCAGTTCTGTTTGATTGACCTGCGACCTTGCCTAAACCTTTCTGCAGCCCCGTTATTTGATTCTCGCCAACGACGTTCGCCTTAATGGTCAGCGCGGTCGTCATGTCAAAAGCCATGCCTACTTCTCGCGCTGATTCAGAGTCTCCACCACTGTAGCTTCAATGATCTGCAAATCATCTAGCAGCCGTCGCGGGTCATCAACGTCATACAGCTCAAAAATCCAACGCACCGCGTTGTAGTCAAGCCCAACAATCCCATTGGCACTGATCCGCCATTGCGTCTGCACACGCATGAACATCACAACAGCGGCCCAAGCCTCGGGGATAACCTCAAAATCTTTGACGCGCTTTTTTTCTGGCAATGAAATGCCAAAAAGCTTTGCGTCTTCCGCTGTTTCGTCAATTTCAACGCCGCCAGCCCAATACTTAGCGGCGCCTATTAGTTTCCCCGCTTTTCCTCCACAAGCGAATTGAAATACGCCTCAATCAAACATGCTGCCATCATTGGCAACTCAAGCAACTGCTCTTTTGTGCGACGCGTAAACGCTAAGGGCTCACCATCGCCATCAACAATGCCGGCCCAGCCAACCAAGATTTCATCAGCAACGCTGACGTCTGAGATTTCAGACTCAACGCCGTCAATACGTTGTTGCGCTAACTCTTGAATTTCAGCAATGCGAGATTGGGGCAGACGCTTAAACTCTGCCTCAAACTCTTGCTTTTCGCGCCGTCCGCCGGAGACTGGTTGCCGGTATGTAATAGGCCAGCTGTAGGAATCAGATTCCTTGAGGACCAGTGCCATTAAGTGAACGCAAGACTGAACTCATTATTGCCTGCTGAAGTTGGTGTTGCAATGTATGGCAACGTAAGCATCTGAATGCCATCGGCGTCGCTATAAGACGGACCGCCTAGATCAATTTGAGCGGCAGTGAAGGTAACAATGTTCCCGCCAGTGCTGCCATGCTGGAAAGTCAGGTTGCCAGTGCTTGTGCCCGTTGCATCAGTGAAAAAGTTATGCGTGGCAAGAGTTGTAGCTTCTACAACGCACTCACCAGAGGGCTCACGATTCACAATGTCGATGCTCTTGCTGCCGCCAACCAATTCGCGGTAAACCACCTCATTGGAAAGCTCAAAGCTGATTGATTGAGCCGCACCGGCATAGCTGAACACCTGGAAGCTAGAGGTGTTGTCGTTTTTGAACACCAAGGGATCAGCTTGGTTGCTGTAGGTCGGGGCACTGATTGCAGTATCAGTGGGCGCATTAAAAATGCCGGTCATTTCAAAAGCAATCACCGGGATCTCGCCAACCTCACAATTCATAGAGAAGGTTCCTCGGCAGCCGGTCGCTTTATGCAAAACGCCATCGTTGTTGAAATAGATGGTGACCGAGCTAGGCGCTGCGTCGCTGTTTGGCGCATAGGTCACACTGGTGTCTGCCACGGTAGTGGCGGTGCATCGGCAAGCCTCTAACAGAGGCCCATAAGCCGGTGCAGTGCCTGCAGTGCCAGAACCTGCAAGTTCAACCTCAAAGTTCACCAACACACGTTGCTGAGCTAACAGCTGATCGGCTTGGCCTAAAAACGGACGGACTAGCTCGCGATTGACTGTGTCAACCTCAAGCGGTGTCATCTCGACGTTACGAACCAAAATGGCATTGGCCGAAACTGTTGGCGTTGGGTCTGTGCCATATGTTGATTCTGTTTCAGCCAGAATCATCCGCTTTCTTGACAGCAGGGGCATGATTCCACTACCAGGTTTGCTAGGTCGATCTTAGCAAGGTCACCCAGAGCTGAGATCTGTTAATAGTGTCCGATATTTCACAACAAAATTCATGCCAATGACGCCAGCCGGCTGATCAGCGTCAATCTGCTCAAAGCTCACAGAAGCAGGCTCAACGTCAATTGCATACCCTCCAGCCGTAAGGTCATTCATCATCTTGCTGTGAACGTCCTCAACGATCGCATCAGCCGCCTGATCTGGCACAGAAGATCGCACGATGACTGACACACGAACGCCAAGGCTCCAATCCAAACGATCGAGCCGCAGGCTTTGTTCAGGCGTGTCGCCTGTTGGCTCAATAACTAAAGCCGGTGATTCGCCACGACTTAACGGGACAACACGGCTGCGATAGATACGCGTCCCAACCTCAGCAGTGCCAGCAAGACTTGAGGCAATATCAGCCAAGATTGATTCACGTTTTGTCGTCATGTTTTTTGAAGTGCGATTTCGACCATGAGCCCGTCACCAACTAACCGAGTCTCGCGGACTGTGTAATCAATCGAATCAACAGTGATCGAGTCGCCACTGACAAGGCTTCCAAAGTCTGAGTTCTTTGCTGTCACTGTGTAATCAGTGCTCAACACCATGCCGCCAGCAATGACTTCGCCTGGCATATCAAGCAAGACGTTGGCGGTTGTTGACCCCGCTGTTGCAGAAACAGCGAAAGGATCATCTAGCGCAACGGCAAGATCATCAGCCAGGAAGTCTGCAAGCGCCATCGTCTTTTGCTTTGCTTGTACGTTTTGCCTTTGCCTTGGGCTTAGCAGATGCGTCGCCCTCGACAGCCTTGCCCATAGCAATCAGCAGGGCGCCATCTTTGTCTGAAACGTCATAAACCTGACCAGCTTCTAGGGCTTTGCCAGATGCCATTACGTTTCGCGTGCAGGTGATTTGCATAAGAAAAAAAGGGGCCGTTGCCGGCCCCCTCCTCGTTATCAAGCGGTGGTGATGTCCTCGATGGATGCAAAAGCGGTGGCCTGTCTGACCGCTACATCGAAAGAAACGATGCCGCGAACAGAGGTCAAAGCCTTGCTGAAATCATCGGAGTCAGTGCCCACGGTGATCTCAAGGCCGTTGCCGTAGAAGCCCAGCATTGCCTGGCTAAAGTCACCAGCAACCAGAGCAGAGCACACCTCAGAGCTAGAGCCCTTTGTGAGGTTGGAGGGCACAGCGTTGGTGACGGCGATCGGATAGCCGTTCAAGGTCAGAGGCGTTGGGCCGCGACCGATGGACTGCAGATCAGCGTTGTAGAGGAAAGCACCATCAGTGGCGGATGAACCACCAGCGCGGAGTTTCTTCAGGGCGCCCATCACCTTGGCGTTGGTGATGTAGGCCATGTTCGGGCCTGCTGCGTTGTCCTGAGTGACCTCAGTCTCAAGATCGACAACCTTTTCTAGGGTGATCGCTGCACCGTTGGTTCCCATAGCAACCGAGCCGATGCCCGAGGTGTTACGGATGCCGGTCGGCTGGCCGGAGGAACCGGAACCGTTCAGAACTGCAGCGTCGATGGCAGCATTGATGCCATCAGTGAGATCACGGCGAATTAGCTCTTCAATGCCAGGAGTGGCCTGAAGCAGAGTCTGACGGCTGTACTTAGACAGGGCTGCCAGATTCTTAGGGCTCATCGTCACCTGATCAAAGGTGGATTCAGCCTGTGTGATTGCAGTGGTCTGAGATGACAGATAGCTGGTCGAAGCAACACCGGAGCGGCGGGGGATTGCAACATCACCAACCAAGCC